CAGCAACTGGTAACGGTGAACATCCCTGCGACAATTCGAGCCGGCGACACGGTGAAGTGGCGGGATGATGCCAGCGTGGATGCGTTCGGCAATGCCGTCACAAGCGGCACATGGGTGCTGACGTATTACCTGCGCACCAATACTGCAAGCGAAGGCGCAACGATCACCGGCAGTGCATACGGCCAAGGGTGGGAGCTGACCATCGCCGCGGCCACCAGCGTCGGGTTTGATGCAGGGCAATGGTACTGGCAGGCAATCGCCACTGCCGGTAGCGAGAAGCTGACACTCGGCGCTGGCCAGCTTGAGGTGCTGGCGGCGTTGAACTATGCCGGCGCGCCAGGCGCGTTTGATGGCCGCAGCCAAGCACAGAAGGATCTGGATGCGGTTCAGGCTGCAATCCGCGCGATGGTATCGGGCGGCGCTGTCGCTGAATACACGATCGGCAGCAGGCGGCTTAAGAAGCTGCCGCTCACGGAGCTGCTGCAGCTGGAGGCCAAGCTCAAGTCAGACGTGAAGCGTGAGCAGGCTGCCGACCTGGCGGCCAATGGCCTTGGCAATCCCCACAACCTATTCGTGAGGTTCAGCTGATGGCCAAGAAGCGCAGGCAACAGGCGACACCATCAGTACCGCGGCGGCGGATGTACCAAGGCGCGCAGTTCAGCAGGCTGACTGCGGACTGGGTGACAGGTAACACGAGCGCCGACAGCGAGATCTACGGCAGTGCGCAGAAGTTGCGCGATCGTGCGCGGCAGCTGTGCAGGGACAATGACTACGCGCGGCAGGCATTGCGCGCGATTGAAGGCAATGTGATCGGGCAGGGCATCCCGTTCCAGTCGCAGGTGCGGATGCAGCGCGGCGGCAGGCTTGATACGCAGGTCAACGATGCAATTGAGGCGGCATGGCGCCAGTGGACAACTGCGCGGCATTGCCACACCGGCGGCAAGCTGAGCTTCGCCGACATTGAAAGGCTAGTGATCCGCGCCTGCGCCGAGAGCGGCGAGGTATTTGTCCGCCTTGTGCGGCAGAGCTTTGGTGGCAGCACTGTGCCGCTGGCGATGGAGGTGATCGAGGCGGACCAGCTTGATGATGGTCTCAATGGCCGCAGCCAACAGGGAAACGAGATCCGCATGGGCGTGGAGGTTGACGGCTGGGGCAGGCCGATCGCGTATCACTTTCTGGCGTATCACCCGGGCGACTACCAGTTCAGCAACCAGCAGATCAGCACGCAGCGCCACAAGCGCATCCCGGCCGAGGAGATCATTCACCTCTACCGCGCCGAGCGCCCCGGCCAGACGAGAGGCGTCACATGGTTCGCCAGCGCAATCCAGCGACTGCATCACCTGGCGGGTTACGAGCAGGCCGAGGTGGTGCGTGCTCGGGCCAGCAGCGCGCTGATGGGATTCATCACCAGTCCCGAGGGCGAGCTGATTGGTGATGACGTGATGGATGGTGAGCGCGTCTCGAACTTCGAGCCTGGCGTCTTCAAATACCTGAATCCCGGCGAGTCGGTCACGGTGCCGAGCCTGGACAGCCCCGATGGCCAGTTCGAGCCATTCCTGCGCGCGATGCTGCGCGCCATGGCTGCAGGCATCGGTTGCAGCTACGAGACGATCTCGCGCGACTTCAGCCAGACCAACTACAGCAGCAGCCGGCTCAGCCTGATTGAAGACCGCGACCACTGGCGGATTCTGCAATCGTGGATGATCGAGAACTTCCATCGCCGCGTGTTTCACGAATGGATTGAGCTGGCGGTGCTGAGCAATGCGCTATCGCTGCCCGGCTACGAGCTGGCGCCCGAGCGCTTCAAGGCTGCGCGCTGGATGCCACGCGGCTGGGCATGGGTTGATCCTGCCAAGGAAGTGGCCGCATACAAGGAAGCGGTGCGATGCGGCTTCAAGACCCTGGGCGAGGTGGTTGCAGAGCAGGGCGGGGATCTTGATGAGCTGCTGCTAGCGCGACAGTCAGAGCTGGCAATGCTCGATCAAATGGGCATCGTGGTTGACAGCGATCCGACGCAGGTGACCGGCGCCGGCCAGCAGCAGATGCAGCCATATCCAGAGACGCAACCACCTACCGAGGAGCCCGCCTAATGGCCAACGTCAACGGCACCGAAATCAACCTGATGCCAACCGCTGGAATGCGCGAGGAGGCTGAACGCTACCGCGCATGGAAGGCCGATGGTGAGCAGGGCGGCACTGATGTGGCAGCCACCAGGGCATCGCAAATCCTGAGCGGCGACGAGCTAAGCCCCGACACCGTGATCACAATGGCTGCTTGGTTTGCGCGGCATGAGGTGGACAAGCAAGGGCAGGGCTTCAGCCAAGGCGAAGACGGCTACCCATCACCGGGCCGTGTGGCATGGGCGGCATGGGGCGGCGATGCTGGCCAGAGTTGGTCTACATCAAAGGCCGATAGGATTAAGGCACTGCAAGATCGCACGATGGAACGACCGTATCCCAATGAGCACGCGGCGCGATTGACCGATCCTGATCAATACGATGAGATCCGACGCGTGAATGATGAAGGCGGCCCCGGCGTTGACTTCATCTATGGGATCAAGGATGGCAATACCGAGCTGCAGGCCATTCGCTTTGATGCGGCACGATTCAGCGCCGACGAGGCCCGGCAGTGGCTAAGCGACAATGACATGCAGGAGATCTTGTTCGAGGTAGCGACCGGCGAGCGGATGCAACGCTCAGCGCCGGTGGCCTTCAGCCGTTCAGCGCAGATCGCAGAAGATGACCGCACGCTTGAGTTCCCGTTCTCCAGTGAGTACCCGGTCGCACGCTACTTCGGCAATGAGATCCTGGCCCACACCCGCGAGGCTGTGGATCTTGCGCGGCTGAACGATGGCGCGCCGCTGCTGTTCAACCATGACCCCGACAAGCTGATCGGCGTGGTTGAGCGCGCATGGGTGGATGAAGACCAGAAGCGCGGCTACGCACGCGTGCGCATGAGCCGCAATCCATTTGCGCAGGAGGTGATGAATGACGTTCGTGATGGCGTGCTGCGCAATGTGAGCTTCGGCTATGCGATCAACGATATGGAGCAGCGCGGCGAAGACTTCATCGTGACGCGATGGAGCGCGCACGAGCTATCGCTAGTGTCAATTCCTGCCGACCCTACAATCGGAGTAGGGCGTTCAATGGATGCTCCGGTCGCGGCCACAGCCGCATCACTTGTCCCAACTTCTACCGACATGGAAGACACCACCACCGATCTGATGGCGGTGCGGGCTGAAGCGGCTTCAGAGGCTGCCAAGGCTGAGCGCACCCGCATCTCTGGCATCACTGCTATCACCGAAAAGCACGGCATGGCTGACCTCGGCCGCCAGCTGATCGAATCCGGCCGCAGCCTCGACGAGGCTCGCGCTGCTGTGCTTGATCAACTTGGCAGCAAGGCGCAGCCTGTCAGCGAGTCCGCTGGCGACATTGGTCTCAGCGCCAAGGAAACCCGTGAGTTCAGCTTCCAGCGCGCGATCAACGCACTGGCCAACCCTGGTGACCGCAAGCTGCAAGAGGCCGCGGCCTTCGAGCGCGAGTGTTCCGAGGCTGCCGCTGCACGCGCCGGCAAGGTTGCTCAGGGCATCATGGTGCCGAGCGAGGTGCTCCGTCGTGACCTGACTGTTGGCACCGCATCCGGCGCTGGCGATCTGGTCGGTACTGACTTCCGCCCCGGCAGCTTCATCGAGCTGCTGCGCAACCGCTCGGCACTGGCCGGCTTGGGTGTTACCAGCCTGACCGGACTGACCGGCAACGTGGCAATCCCGCGCCAAACCGCTGCAGCGACCGCCTACTGGGTGGCTGAATCGGGTTCGCCCACCGAGAGCCAGCAGACCGTCGATCAGGTCAACCTGTCGCCCAAGACTGTCGGCGCTTTCACCGACTACAGCCGCCGCCTGATGCTGCAGGCCAGCATCGACGTGGAGCAGATGATCCGCCAGGATCTCGCCACTGTGCTGGCGCTTGAGATCGACCGCGTTGGCCTCTACGGCCTGGGCAATACCAGCCAGCCGCTTGGCATCAAGCTGACCACTGGCATCAACACCGAGAACTTCGGTGCCGCCACCCCGACCTATACCGAGGTGGTGAGCATGGAATCCAAGATCGCCGCGGACAACGCCGACATCGGCGCCATGG